AGTTCCTTCAGCCTTTGCCCTTATTGATACAATGAAGGGTTCAAAGATTCCGGTATATACATATGGACTTGGTGAAATTGCTTCTTGTGGTTTACTTACGTTTATGTCGGGAGAAAAAGGACATCGTTACATTACTAGAAATACAGCCATCCTCTCCCATCAGTTCTCTTGGGGATCTATGGGTAAAGAACATGAGTTGATGGCATCAGTAAAAGAATTTAATAACACAAGTCAACGTCTCGTTGATCATTATAAAAAGTGCACGGGACAGACAGAGGCCACAATTAAAAAGTATCTCTTACCACCAGAAGATGTTTGGTTAACGCCCAAGGAGGCAGTGAAGTATGGTATCGCAGACCAGATTGTGGACTTTTATTGAGTGGACAGCAACAATAACACTGATTATTGGTGTTGCTCTTACATCATGGAACGTATATCCAGCTAACATTTATATGAGTGCACTCGGTAACTTCTTATGGTTGCTGATGGCTTTCTATTGGAAAAAATGGTCTCTCATAACGATCCAAGTTTTTATTATTTTGATATACGCCGCTGGAGTAATTAAAGTTTTCTGGGGATTATAAATAATAAAAATTATTTTGGAGACCAGTATGCTTAACTTTAATAACTATCTTTCTGAGTTGAAGTTGACTCTTCAGTATCATGAAGAATTAAATCCAAAGATCTGGAAGTCAGAAGATAAGTTAGATCCAGAAGTTAAGAAGGCTCTAATTAAATTCGGTCATGCCTGGGCAGAGTTCGCTAAGATTCCAAAGTCAATGATTCAAGACATCGTTATGACAGGTGGCAATGCTAACTTCAATTACACTAGCAAATCTGACATTGACGTTCATCTGATTGTCGATCGTAGTAAATTGTTCGACGATCCTAAGTTTGTTGAAGAATACCTACAAGATAAGAAATCACTCTGGACTCTTACACATAACGTAGATGTGTATGGATACCCACTAGAGCCTTACGCTCAGGACGATGATATTACATATCCTAAAAATCAGGGAGTGTATTCCCTAATGGACGACGAATGGGTAAAGAAACCAGTCAAAGTAGACTACGATTTTAAAAACGATCATCTACTAAAACAAAAAGTCTCTCACTACATGCACGCTATTGACCATATGATCAAGCATCACATGGGAGAAGAATCTTTTCAGAATATGAAAACAAGATTCAAGAACATGCGCACAGCTTCTCTTCAGCAGTATGGAGAATTTGGTAGAGAAAATCTTGTCTTTAAAGAGCTACGTAATCGTGGGTACATCGACAAGATGAATAAATACGAAGCTTCTCTTAAAGACAAAGAGCTATCTTTGGTAAAGTAAACTTTGCTTTTTCGTTCAAATTAGCATATAATAATGGCCTATATAAAGTGGAGTTTACTATGAAAATGAGCAGCGATTTAGAATTTATGGTTGAAACAGACATGATCGTGCACGGATTTAATCCATATAATCCTGCCGACGTGAATCTATATTGGGAGGAATATTTTAATGGCGATTGAAATTTACAGCATGGAGGGTTGCCCAGCATGTGTTGATGCTAAGACAACTCTTCGCAATATGAACAAACCGTTCATCGAATATAAGTTAAATGAAGACTTCACCAGAGAAGTTCTTCTTTCTAGGTTCCCCGAAGCTAAGACCTTTCCTGTTATAGTTGTTGATGGTTTCCATATCGGAGGCTATCGAGAATTGGTAGAACAGATCAACAAAGAAGTCAATGATACTCGTAAGGTTCTACTAGAAGATAATTATTCTGGAGCGTAATAATGGCTAAGTATGAACGCAATGTATTACTTGAAGATCTTCGCAAGAATGTAATGGCTGTTTACTTTACAAAAGTGAATGGCGAGAAGCGTGAGATGCGATGCACTCTAATGCCAGGACTTCTTCCTCCTAACTATGTCAATGAAGAGGCAGAAGAAAAAGATTTCCACGAGAAGAACCAAGATGTTCTTGCTGTGTGGGATGTAATGAAGGGAGGCTGGCGTTCTTTTCGCATTGACTCCATTGAATATGTTGAGATCTTAGACTCATATCAATACTCATAAGGAGAAACTAATGAACGAAAAGACATACTGGGGACATCATCTCATAATTAATGCTGGTGAATGTAGCCATTCTACTATTACTGATTACAATACAATCTTTCAGTTTGCCAAGCAGTTAGTTCGAGACATCGACATGGTTGCTTATGGCGAACCACAGATCGTTAAGTTTGGATCAGGAAACAAGGCTGGTTATACTCTTGTTCAGCTTATTGAAACGAGTAATATCTGCGCTCACTTTGTTGATGAAACTAATGACCTCTACCTAGATGTCTTTTCATGTAAGCCATTCGACGAAAAGGTTGTTGTCAATCTAGTTAAGACTTTCTTTGAAGCAAAGAAGTTCGAAACTCTGTTTATCGATAGACAAGCATAATTTTTTGGAGTATATAATGGGTGCTATTGAAGAAAATGAAATTTCAGTAAACGCCAATGGCGGTACAGAAATAACTAAACGTCTTGTCGGTGAGATGATCTCTGATGATCTTGCCGACAACTTTCAAATCATTCCTTCTAGAGTTAGAGATCTAAAGGAAGATAAAATTCGAATCTATTGGGCGCATGATCTACCGAATGATCCTGAGTGCATAAAGTTCGCCGAAGAGAATTATCGAAACAAGTTTCATAAGATTGTCTTTGTTTCTAACTGGCAGATGAACGAGTTTGTTACTCGTCTAGGCATTCCTTTTGATGATAAGATTCATGTTATCGAGAATGCTGTTAAGCCAATAGAACTTATCGAGAAACCAAAAGATAAGATCAATCTAATTTACTTCTCTACACCACAACGTGGATTAGAATTGCTTGTTCCTGTATTCGAGGAACTATCAAAACATTATGATAATATCCATCTAGATGTATTCTCTTCATTTAAGATTTATGGATGGGACGAAGCAGACAAACACTTTGAACATATCTACGAATCAATTCGCAATCATCCTCAGATGACATACCATGGTTATGTTCCTAACGATGTTCTAAGAGAATATATCCAGAAGGCACACATTCTAGCCTATCCTTGCGTATGGCCAGAGACTTCTTGTAGAGTATTGATCGAGTCTATGTCCGCTGGAGTTTTCTGCGTTCATCCTAATCTGGCTGCTCTTCCAGAGACTTCTGGTGGTATTACTTTTATGTATCCATTTAATCAGAATCCAAATCAGCATTCTGTTACCTTCTATAAATACCTTGAGAGAGCTATTAACGAAGTAAGAGAAGATAAGATTCAAAACTATCTTAAATTTGTCAAGTCTTATGCTGATAGCAGATACAATCTAAAGAACATTGGTTTCCAGTGGACTTCTTTGTTGTTAGATCTTCAAAGCAAGTATCCTGATGTAGAGTCTAGAAAATTTGCTCAGGATATGTTTGTCTATAAAATCTAACTTGTCTTTTAATAAAAATTAAGGTAAGATATGACTATGAATTCTAATAATGTTGTGAGTTTTCCTAAAGGTAAATCTGCGAGTAATGATATTACTCTTGAGGACATTCAACACAACATGGATATGATGAGACATTATCATGTCCAAGAGACAATCCAGAATCTAGTTCCTATGATTTTTAATCAATTAGATCTCGCTGGTTTTGGATTAATAGAAGATGACGTAGATCATGATGTCAAGGATGGCGCTCTCATAGTTGAAGCATTAAGATCATTGATGCTCAAGCACTATGATATGCACCATCCTTTTCAACAGATAGCAGATGCAGTCTTTGTACCTCACCCAAAAGAAGAAGGTGCATTTAAGATTGTCGATAAATTAGAACTAGAATTACAACCAATAGAGAAAACTGAAACTGAAACCGAATAGGTGAATTGTGATTATTGTTGACTTGAATCAGGTTATGTTATCTAACCTTCTGATGCAACTTGGTAACCATACTAATGCACAACTAGAAGAAAATATGGTTCGCCATATGATCTTAAACTCTCTACGTTCTTACAAGGTTAAGTTCGGCGAAGAGTATGGTGAGATGATTATTGCTTGTGACAATACTAACTACTGGCGCAAACAGATCTTTCCTTATTATAAAGCCAACCGTAAGAAGAATATAGAGTCTTCAGAACTCGACTGGAAGGCATTGTTCGAATGCCTTAATAAGATTCGTTCTGAATTAAAAGAATACTTTCCCTATAGAGTTATTGATGTCGAGTCTGCCGAAGCTGACGATATTATCTCTACACTCGTTTCTAAATTCGGTTCCGAACTAAATACGGGTGAGCAAATTCTAATACTCTCGGGCGATAAAGACTTTATTCAATTGCACGTATATCCTAACGTAAAACAGTATGATCCTACTCGAAAGAAGTGGGTTACTCATGACGATCCTGAGAGATTCCTTCATGAACATATTCTAAAAGGAGACGCTGGAGATGGCATACCTAATGTTCTTTCTCCTGATAATGTTTTTGTTGTGGGTGATCGGCAGCGACCCCTGACAGCAAAGAAGATGGAAAAGATTATGGGTACTGATCTAGATGATATGGATACAGTAACTGCTCGTAACTATTCTCGTAATGTAAAACTTATCGATCTTAGCTTTACTCCAGAAGAGATTCGTGAAAAGGTAATGAAGCAATATGAATCTCAAGCTGGTCGAGATCGTAGCAAACTTATGAATTATTTTATTTCGTATAAACTCAAAAATCTTACTGAACATTTGAGTGAATTTTAGGAGACAGTAATGCAAATTGGCCTTTATGAATTTTTGTTTAAGGTTTCAAAGTTAAAAAGAACACAGGAAAAGGTAGACGCTCTGAAGTTTAACGATAGTTTACCTCTACGTATTATCTTACAAGGAGCGTTTGATCCTTCTGTAGAATGGTTGTTGCCTCCAGGAGAGCCGCCATATAAAGTAAATGATCTTGTCGATCAAGAGCATGTCTTAATTAAAGATATCGAAAAGTTACGTTACTTCATTAAGGGTTTTTATGATACTCTTAATCAAGCAAAGCGTGAAAGTATGTTCGTCGAACTACTAGAGAGAGTAGCACCTGACGACGCCAAACTTCTTGTCTCAATTAAAGATAAGAAGATGCCATTTCCTGGCATCACAATTCACCATGTCAAAGAAGCACTACCAGGACTAATCCAAGATGAGCAAATCAGCACTGAAGAAGTTTAAGAAAAACGATTACTCGGACAACGAGGAGTATCATGACGATCCTCGTGAACGTGAGAACAAGCGTAAGGCCAAGCGTGTAGAACGTGCTTTGCGTACAAGGGATATCTCTGCATTGGTTGAAGAAGATGAAGATTATATCGATAGTCTTATTGATGACAACAACTGGAAATATTAATGCCAACGTATAAGTTTTTAAACAATGACACTGGCGAAGAGTATGAAGACTTCATGAGCATATCTGCTCTTGAAGTTTACCTTGAAGAGAATCCAAACGTAACACAACTCGTAAATGGCGCTCCTATGATCCATTCTGGTAGAGGTATGGGTAAACCAGATCAAGGTTTCCGTGATCTACTAAAACATATGAAGAAGGGAAACAATAAAGGTATTACAAGGAGCACCATCGAAACATTCTAAGGGGTACAATGGAAGAAGAACATACAACAAAGAGACTAACCCGTAGAGAAAAAAGACTTCTTCGACAAGGAAAACAACCAAAAGAAAATTATCAAGAGAAATTAAATTTCAATTTAAGACACTTTGATCCATTAACAGATAACCAAAGGCTTACATTTCAATCTTTTGCACAAGATAAAAATCTAATGCTACATGGCATCGCTGGAACGGGTAAATCGTTCATGGCAATGTACCTTTCTTTAAAGCAAATACTCGGAGATCCCGAATGTTCTTTTAAAAAGATTGTTATCGTAAGAACCGTCGTGCCGACCAGAGACATGGGATTCCTACCAGGAAATTCTAAGGAAAAAACTAAAGTATACGAAGCACCTTATTATGCAATCTGCACCGAGTTGTTTGGTAGAGGAGACGCATACGACTATCTTAAAAATAAGAATCTTATTGAGTTTATGTCTACATCTTTTATACGTGGCATTACTCTCAATGATTGTATAGTTATTGTCGACGAGATGCAGAACGCTACTCTTCACGAGTTAGATTCTGTAATCACACGTGTCGGACACAACTGTAAGGTAATATTCTGTGGAGATTTTAGACAAACAGACTTTACTCGAGAACACGAGAAAAATGGACTAACAGATTTCATGCGTGTTGTTCGTAGTATGAAGTCATTCGAATTAATAGAATTTGAAGCTAAAGATATTGTTAGATCCGCTCTCGTGAAAGAATACATAATTCTTAAAGATAAAATGAGGATTGTAACATGACAGAAGCAAAGAATATAATCAAAGCATGGGACTATTGGCCAGCACCACCACTAGGTAGGATTGTCAAGTTCCATTATGTCGACGTTGGTCCAGAACCAGACACAAACATTCCAGGAACAATGCCAGATATGCATTCATGGTTTGTTTGGGATGACAAGTCTGACTCTATTCTTTATGTCGACTACGATAAAGATATGAAGTGGAAAGATACTTGGTATCTTCGTTATAAGATTGGTTATGGTATTGCCGAGTGGCGAGACGATAACATTATTGAGAAAGAATCTATCTCAACTAAGATCTTTGGTAATAGAAACAAGATTGTATTCCAAGACAAAAAGCCTATTTGGTGGGGAGACTACTGCGAGATCGGTAAGGATTATCAGAACAATCCTAAATCAGATTTCTTTGCTTGTTCTCCTCCACAAATGTTAAATGGAACACAGTCTTTTAATTATACCCAGAAGCTAGATAAGTTTACAACCAAGCATGGCGATACATATAAGGACGTGCTTGTATTAATTTATCAACAGTCATGGGGTAATAAGACTGGAGGCGCTAAGTATTGGATGGCTCGTGGTATTGGTCCAGTAGCTGTTCAATGGATCTCTACTGTCAAAGAAGCATCTGGAAATAAGATATATATAACTAATAGAATGGATGCGAAATATAGAATGGAAAATGGATTTGCGAAAGATATTCAAATTTGAGGTTTTCTATTCTTTTTAAGCAAGTGATGGGTGCCGTTTAAAACTCTTTCTCTGGCGGCCATCGCTATCTTTTCTTTAGCGTTATTCTTTTCTTGAGAAGATTTGATAGACTCAGATAGTTTTTTTCTGAAATCTTTATCTTTTCTGACTCCTAATTGTTTTTCTCTATAGGAAGGATCTTGCCATCTTTTCTTGGCGTGTTCTATATATTGA